GGACGCCTTCGCACCGAATGGGATCTCATTCAACGCCCCGGCATCGGCCGCCAGCCGACGCTCGTACCAGTGCCCCACGAGCATCAGGATGGCATTGCGGACGCCCTGCGGCACGTCGTTTCCGGACGAGCCGCGACCCGCCCACCACGTCACAGTGACGGCGTTGTAATCCATGATGTGTCCAGGCCACGCCCCGCCGTAGTTCGTGCGGATCACGCCCGGCGTGCTGTCCCGATCCACGCGGTACTGCGTCGAGGACAGCGTTGCCGTCGTGCCGCTCTCGTCGAGCGTGTACGTGACCGTGACGGCAGTCGTCGTGCCGGCAGTTGCCATCGGTGGACGCGGCAACTCGATCTCGACGGGGAACCCGTCCATCTTCATTGTCAGCTGCTGGTGGACGAGCGACTCGTCCATGTAGGCTTCGACCCACTCACGTGCCGCCGTCACCAGCGACGCGATGTAGGCGTCGTCGGTCGTGGAGTCGACCCGGCAGTGGCCCTTCGCCTCGGCCAGCGAGACAGGCTCAACTATCGGCTGCGTGACCGTCCTGATGCTGCGGTAGTTCAACACTTCGCTCCTTGGGAGGTCGTCCACGTCGCCGCGGAGTCAGGTCCGCAGACTCGCCGCCAGGCTCAAGTGCCGCCGTCTCAATCAGGTCGGCCTGCCTATCCGCTACGGCAGTGCCCTCGGCGATGAGCCGACGAGCCACTGCCTCGTCGCAATCGACAACGTCGCCCGGCCGGTAGGTCGAGTAATTCTTCTGGAATTTGATTTTCACGATTGGGGCACGCTCCATGCAGTGTCGGGGGCTTTCAGCTTGCTCGTGAACTCCGTCGTCCACTGGAAAACAGGCGAGCTGAGATCCTTGCCGGGCCACGTCACGACGTACTCGCCGTGTCCGAGAATCACTCGCGGCGTGACGAACACGCGGTTCCCGCTGTCTCGCCAATTTCTCCAGAAGTAGATGTCGTCATCGAGGCGACCGTCGTTCCACGTGCCGTCCTCCGAGGGACGCGACCAGAACCACGGTTTCTTGCACCGCTTCAGCGCCGCCGTCGACAGCACCGTCAGGCCGAAATGCGCGGAGTCCACTTCCTGCACGGGCTCACCGAACCAACTGGCGGGCACCGTCGTGCTGCCGGTCGCGGGAGGATTGTCGAGCGTGCCCTTGAGCGTGAGCATCGGCCGGCCGTCTTCCCGCTTGGTCTGCAGCCCGGTCAGTGCGTCGCACTGAAACGTGAGCGCCATCGTGAAGAGATGCTCAACGTCGGCCCTCGTGAAAAACGTGTCGTAGTCGATGGTGAGGATGTATTCGCATTTATCAATGAACTGCTCGAAGATGCGAGAGTTCACCTGTGACCAGAACGCACCAGTGCCCATCGTGGGGCGAATGCCCAGAGGCATGAGCGCCTGAGCCCATGCGAAGTGGTTTGCGGTAAAGCTCAACCGCGGCATCGACAGCACCGCCTCGACGCGGATATCTGCCTCCGTGTTCCCCACCTTGACGATCATTCTGATACCTCGTGAAAAAGGAGACGGCTGGCGGGGATTGCTCCCTGCCAGCCGTCCAGAATGACGATAGTGTCAAGCGATCAGGACTCGACCGAGACCTTCACACCCTTGCCGGTCGCGTCGACCGGGCCAGCCTCGCCGCGGCCGAGCCAAGCCGAGACCACAATCACCGTGTCGGTGTTGGGGCTCGCCTTGACTTGCAGGTAGCGCTTCTTGCCGCGGAGGTCGATGTCCAGCCGCGAGACGGTCATCGTGTCCGTCACAGTCTGGCCGGCATAGGCCGCCGGCTTGAGGTCGCCCGAGAAGCCCGTGACGGTGGAGTAGGTGCCGGTGCTGACATCCGACTCGCCAAGAGTCAGGGTCTGGTACACGCTCGACGTCGAAGCCGCAGGGCCGGCGATCACGTCAATGGACGCATAGGCGTAGCCCAGCGTGTCGAGCGTCAGGGTCGCGGTCTGCGATGACGTGTAGACCGCACCCTTGCCGGCCGCAGCGGACTTCGTAGCAGCAACGTGGTTCATCTGTCAGAGTCTCCTAGGAAGGGGGTGTTGTTCAGCCGAACTTGAGGGCGACCACCGGGCCGGCCTTGGTGGTGGAGCCGAGGTCGTGGGCGACGATCGCCACGCGAGCGGTCGCGAAGGTCAGCGTCTGGTCGTACTCGATGAAGCGGCTGCCGTCGGTCTTGATCGTGACCGCACGCCGCTCGCCGTAGGTCGCCGCCTGGCTCATATCACCGAAGAGGCAGGCCACCGTGCCGGTCGTGCCGGTGAGGGCCGACTGAAGCGGGTGGCAGAGAACGACCGGGAAACCGAGGAACTGGAGGTTCGCACCGCCAGCGATGTCCGAGGCATTGTTGCCAGCGTTGGAAACCATGAGCCGCAGCATCGACGAGCCGTAGCCGGCCGGGCTGATGTAGAACTTCGCCGACCGCCGAGCGAACAGCGGAAGCCGAGCCACGAGGTTGGTGAAGTCCGTCAGCGTCAGGGCGTCGAACGTCGTGCGGCTGGTCGCCGTCACCACGCCCGCGGTGTGCGTGCCATCGTTGATAGCAGTCGCCACGCCCGTCGTCCCGTGGTAGGTGCTGCCGCCGTCGCCGATGAGGCCCGCGTTGTCGAACGCTTCCGCGAACGACTGCGCCACCTCGACGGCCATGGCGTCGGCCAGGTCCACCACCGAGTCCTCGAGCAGGCTGTTGGGCACGCGGTTGTCGATGCCCCACAGCTTCGCCACGAGGTTGACGTTGTCGAACGTCACGTCGCTGGTCGTCGGAGCAGCGTTCTCGCCGATCGGCCGAGCCGACAGACCGCCGGTGCGACGGGCGACCAGAATGCTGTCCGTGTTCATCGAGACGCGGCGGAACTCCGACGGCACCACACCGAACTCCTCGACGAGCCGGATGATCTCGCTCGACAGCTCCTCGCTCACGAGCACGCCGCCGAGCGAGTTGATGCCGCCGGCCTGGGCACGGCTCTCGACGCCGTGATCGCGGCACCACCGACGAGCCTCCTCGTCACCGAGCACGAAGCCCTTGAGGTGCATTCCGGCACGGTAGGCACGCTCTTCGGCGTTGGGGCCGACGAAGCCCTTGAGCTTGCCGGTCGCACGGGGGACAGCGTAGTTGCGGTTTTCCACGACGGACTCCTTGGTCTCGGGGGCTTCGGTCTTCTCGACCGTCTTGGCGGGAGCGGCACGCTCCAGAACGGCACGCAGTTCGACCTGCTTCGCCTCGATCCGCTGGAGCAGCTCGATCTGCTCTCGGAGGCCAGCGGCACGGGTCTCGAGCGAGCGGAGGGACGCCTCCTGCTCGGCACTCATCGCGGGAGCGTCACCTTCGGAGGGCATTTCCGAAGTCGCTTCCATCTCGGCAACCACCGCGGCGAGTTCGTCGAGCAGCTTCTTGAGCTTGTCCACGTGAAGACTCCTGTGTACGGGATGGGCGACGCTTGCCGCCCGCACCTTCAAAACTACGGAGAGACCCCGCGACCCTTGCAGTGAAAGGGCGTCGACAGTAAACGAATCAGCCGACCTTCAGCCGGCGGACCTCGACCGCATGGAGCACGTGCTTGTCCGTGCAGCCGCAGGCGCGGCACCGCAGGTACCGAACCTGATAGTCGCCGTGCCGCTGGCTACTGGCGATTTCCAGCCTGCCGCGGCGGCAACCGCATGGGTCGTTCGTCTTAGCGGCCATGCCTGCGGAGGTACTCGCGGAGGTCTGCGGCACGTGCCTGGATCGCCAGGAGCCGGGACGCGTTGGCGTCACGCTGGCTGCGGAAGGCGTTGAAGGATCGCTGGGCTACGCTCACGTCGGCGTCGGGATAGGCTGGGAACGTCACCGGGCCAACGTCGATCAGCGAGTCGATCTTCGTCACGGTGCGGATACTGCGACCGTCCTCGACGCTCCAGGCTTCGCCGCCCGGCGCGATCTGAAACGAGAACGACGAGCCACGCACGATGCCCGCGTCGATGTTCGCAGCGAGGTCGCGGCCGTAGGTCGTGTCTGGCACGGGGAACTCGTACCGTAGCCCGATGTCGTCCACGTTCATCCGCAGCGTGCCGGGATACCGAGCGAGCGGGAAGTTTGCGTCGTGGTTCCACAGGGCTCGCGTCTCCAGCGGCCTCTTGCGTCCACGCCGCTCGGCGACGATACCAAATGCCTGCGGGTCAATACGCTCTACGAAGTCACCGAGATCGAGCGAGTTCACGCCGAACTTCGCGGCGTAGCCGACGATCCACCGCGACTCCGCGGCACCGTCCTCGGAGCGTGACTCCACTCGGAGCAGCGGCAGGTCGGCGGACTCTTCCTCGTACAGACTGCGTCGCTCGATCATGCTTCGGTTCTCCTCGTCTGCGGCGTTCATTTGCTCAACTAGTTTGCGACTCCACGCCCACCCGGGGTCGGAGCCCCACAATGCCCACGCGATTCGCCCGTTGCTGGGGAAGCCCGGCTCGCCGGGACTCCAGCCCTCACCTTGCTTGTCGATCTCGTGCCGGTCGAAATACGCCTTCATCCGGCGTGCTGTCTCGGGGCTGATCGTCGTGCCGTTGCTCAGGTCGCGTCCGCGAGCCACGCCGACTGCCGTGCCGCCGCGGCCGTATTCGCTTCGCCATGCTAGCCCCTTCGCCGCCTCCTCCCGCACGCCCGCGGGCGGCGTGAAGTCAATGTGGTCGTACCTAGCTGCCACGCTTCCGCCCCTTCCGCTTGGGCTTGCCGTAGGCGTTCTCCTCGACCGGCGGCGGCTCGGGCAGCGGGTCGATCTTCGTGAGCGTCGACACCTTGTGCCCGACTTGCGTCTCGGTCGCCTGCCAGCCGCCAGCCACCTCTTCGTAGAGCGTGATGAGGGCGGCCGGATCTTCTTTCGTAGCGTCAATCTTGAAGTCAGTGCCGGGGATGTCGAGCGTGCCGTAATCCATCACATGGTCAATCCGCCCGCGAGCACGGCCGCCCGAGGAATCCCACGACACAAAGTCACCTTCCGACACGGTGCCCGGCTGGGCACGCTGCTCGCCCCGGATGAACTGCGGCGAGTCATCCACCCACACGTCCACGCTGATCCCAGCCGCCTGGGCGGCGTCAGCCTTGAGCGTGTCACCACCCACGAGCAGCACGTCGGAGAACGACTCGGCGTAGTCGCCGAGAGATGAGATCACCTCCTCTCGATCTGACTCTGGCCTGCGAGAAATCATCACCACACGATTGCCGTCCGCGACCGCCTTGCGGGCGAACTCCCCCCACAGCTGCGGATCGGCAGCGAAAGTCCTGTCGAAGTCGATGCTGACGGTCATCGCCCGCGTTGCCAGAACTGGCTGAGGCTGGGGATCTGGCAGCGGTTCCGGCTCCGGTGCCTGCACGCCTTGCAGGATTGTCTCGACCCGTGCGGGCGACAGCACCGGGAACGCTGCCGCGATGATGGCACGGGCCGCGTCGATGGAGAGCATCCCGTCAGTGATTTGCTTCACGACCGTCAGGAGCGACGACACCTCTGCCGTTGTCAAACTGGTCTCGCTCGCGGCCACCGACTCGGCTGGCTGGCCTTGCTCTGCCGCAGCGATGCCGCCCTCGACCGCCTGGCCGTCGATGCCGCTGCCGGGCTGCTGCTGGGCGAGCACGTCGCCGACTGACGGCGGTGCCCCAAGCGTCCCCATGTTCAGCGGCCGATACCGCTCGTCGCCGCCATCGACCGGGTCAAGATTCTCGCTCGCCCTGATGTCGTTGGTCGACACGACGCCGATGTCCCACATCGCACGGTAGTACGCCGACCGACTGGCAGCATCGCCACGCAGGATCC